AATAGTCAATGGCAACTATTACTTACACAGTTACTGTTGCAACTGGTACTAACCAATATAGTGCAGGAGCAAATAAATTTTTTATTGATGGTGAAGTAAGTCCTGTTCTTTATTTACAAGAAGGTAACACTTATATATTTGATCAATCTAATGCAAGTAATGCTAATTTTACTTTAGGATTATCAAGTAATAAAGATGGTAACTTACCCAATGCAATAGCACCTTATACAACAGGTGTGACAGTTACAGGAACTGCTGGACAAGCAGGAGCAAATACAACAATTGTTGTCGCTCCGGTAAGAACAGTAGGCGCACCGGTTTTATTTTATTACAATTCTTTATCTGGTAATCTTTTAACTGCTGGTATGGGTAATACTGCACAAACAATTCCACCTACTTCAGAGACTACAGAATTTAATCCTCAAATAGATGAAATTATAGAAGAAGCTTATGAAAGAACAGGAATAGGAGGTATTAGAACAGGCTATCAATTAAAATCTGCAAGAAGATCTTTAAATATTTTATTTCAAGAATGGCAAAATAGAGGTGTTCATTTATGGAAAGTAAAGTTAGCTAAAGTACCTTTAATATTAGGACAAGATGAATATAGTTATGCAACTGATACAGTAAATTTTCCAAATGATATAACTTCTGTTTTAGAAGCTTTCTATAGAAATAATTCTACTACTACAAATCCTCAAGATATTTCTTTAACTCAAATTAGTAGATCTCAATATAATGCAACACCTAATAAATTAACACAAGGAACACCTTCTCAATACTATGTAGATAGAAAAATAAATCCAAGTATTTTTTTATATGCTACTCCAAATTCAAGTGTATCCAGCACAACTACACCAAGTAGTTTTCAATTTTGTTTTTATTATTTAGCTAAAATTCAAGATGTAGGTTCTTACAACTATACATCTGATGTAGTTAATAGATTTTTTCCATGTATGATTTCTGGACTTGCTTATTATTTAAGTCAAAAAGTTTCACCAGAAAGATCTGGAGAACTAGAAAGAAGATATGAAAGTGAAATGTTAAGAGCATTAGATGCAGATAATCAAGGTACATCTACATTTATATCACCACAAACTTTTTATGGAGATAGCTTATAATGGCAAAAAGATATGAGACATCAATGGGTACTTTTAAAAATAGTAAATCAGAACTACAAGGTCTTTCTAGAAAAAAATTAATAGAACTATTTTCAGAAGAACCTGGTTTAACTGTTATTCAAGAATTATTAAATAGTTATAAAAAAGGTGGCATGATTGCAGAACCTATTGGACCAGGAGGTAAAAAATAATGGGAGTTTTTGCTAGAGGTAAACATGCATTATCAATTTCAGATAGATCAGGATTGAGATTTCCATACACTGAAATGGTTAGAGAATGGAATGGTTCTTTAGTTCATTATTCAGAATATGAATCAAAGCAACCACAACTTGAACCTAAACCCGTTGGATCAGATCCACAAGCTTTACAAAATCCTAGAGTACAAGGAGAAGATACTCCTCAATTAATTTTATTAAATCCAAATCCATTTGAAATTATTATTTCAGGTGGTAATACTTTTGTTAATGTATATTCAGTTGATCATCAAAGATTAGCAGGAAGTAAAGTTAGATTAAGAGGAGCACCACAAGTTATAGCTGCAGGAACAGGTGGAGCAGATACACCCAACCTACAATCTTTTGCACCTATTCCAACTATAGCAGCAGTTTCAGATATAGATAATGTGGCAGGTTTTACAATTCAACTAGGTAGAATTGCAGCAAACGGAACAGTATCGGGTGCAACAACAACGGATGTACTAACAAATCCTATTAATTATTTTTATTTTCAAAGCGCTAGTAATGGATCTGCATCTGGTGTAAAAGGTGGTAGTAACAATTGTTCAGCAGGTCCTGTAACATTGAAAGCAATATAATATGACATATACTTTAGCAAATTTACAATCAGATATAAGATCATATACAGAGGTAGACAGTACTGTTTTAACAGATGCTGTTTTAAATACTATTATTAAAAATTCTGAAAATACAATTTTAAGAGCAGTGCCTACAGATCAAAATGCTTTTTATGCAACTTCTCAAGCAATACCTGGAAATAGATATGTAACTATTCCTGATGATTTAAGATCTATAAATTATGTTCAACTTACAAATTCTAATAACGAACAATTTTATTTAGAACAAAGAGATCCTAGTTTTATGGCAGAATATTATTCAACACCTGGAACTTCAGCAGTGGATATTCCTAAATACTATGGTAATTGGGATGAAACTTTTTGGGTTTTAGCACCTACTCCAGATAAATCATATGCAATTACTTTAGCTTATAATAAAGAAGATATTAGTTTAACAGATACGGTAAACCCGGCAACTGCTCCTGCAGCTACAAATGGTACTTATTTATCTAATAAATACCAAGATGTGCTTTTATACTCATGTTTAGTAAATACATATGGGTACTTGAAAGGTCCGCAGGATATGATACAATATTATCAAGGGCAATATCAAAATGCTCTTACCACGTATGCAACTGAACAAATTGGTTACAGACGCAGAGACGAATACGAAGATGGCATGATTCGTCAACAATTAAAATCTAAATCACCATCAAGTTATTAATTAATTAAGGAGATAAAAACATGGCAAATATAATACCGTTCTCATTTAGGGGAGAACTTTTTAAAGGCACACATAATTTTGGCAATGGAGGAAACGTATTTAAAATACCTATGTACACATCTAATCCATATAATACTTCAAGCACAGTTTATTTAACTGGTAATGAAGTAAGTGGTTCTAATACTGGATATACAGTAGGTGGAAAAGTTTTAGGTTCACAAGCGGTTGCTAGTGGTACTGCAGTAGCGTCTGTTGACTTTGCTGATTCATCATTACCTAGTGCTACATTCACTGCAGCTTTTGCAGCAATTTATAATGATAGCAATAGTACAAAATTTTTATGTGTTGTGTTAGATTTTGGAGGAAATAAAACTGCTACTAATGGTACGTTTACAATTGCATTCCCCAATCCATCAACACCCGCTAATGCAATTATAAGTATGGCATAAGGATATAAATGGCTTTAGTTTTAAATGATAGAGTAAAACAAACAAGTACAACCCTTGGTACAGGAGTATTAACTTTTACTGGTACAGTAAATGGTTTTGAAACATTTGCCCAAGGAATAGGAAACAACAACACTACTTATTATGGAATATTTAATGGTGGAACGTCTGAATTTGAAGTAGGGCTTGGTACATTAAATGCTAATAGTACTACATTAACTAGAGGATCAGGATCTAACATTTTTAGTAGTTCTAATTCTAACAATGCTGTTGATTTTAGTTCAGGAGCTAAAGATATATTCTGTACTTTACCAGCAAGTAAAGCAGTTTATTTAGACGCTTCAGGAAATACGGTACCAACATTAGCAACCCCAGGGTTTGCCGTTGCAATGGCAATAGCATTATAGTATAAGGAATAATTATGGCACAAAATTTTACACGACATGCAGTATTAGCAACTACAAGTGAAGCAACAGTATTTACATCAAATTCTAATGATGCAGTTATAGGAATTAGAATTGCAAATATAGTAACTAGTGCAATTACAGTATCTGTTTGGATTTCTGTCGGCGGTTCGACTACAAGATATATAGTAAAAGATTTAAGTATCCCACCAGCAAGTTCAGTCGAACTTATACAAGGTGGATCTAAATTTGTAATGCAAAGTTCTGACGTATTAAAAGTAATAGCTAGTGCTTCAAGTGGCGCTCATGTATATGTTAGTGTTGTCGATGCAATTAGTGCTTAATAAAAAAGGAATTAATTATGAGTGATGCGTATCCAAGTGCAATATATATCGGAAATAATCCTGGTTCTCAGGAGATATACACACATGCTGAAACTATAGATAATATTTTAATAATCGAAAGTGCAGTTCTTGCAGGCCCAATAACTTTTACAGAAACAGTAACGGTAACAGGAACATTGGTAATAGTATAATGACCGGTATATTAAAAGTAAATCAAATTGAACCGACAACAGGAACAACTATAACTCTCGGTGCTTCCGGAGATACAATTGCAATTCCTTCAGGCGCAACTTTTACAAATTCAGGAACTACTTCAACTATCACAATTTCTGGAGCATTAAGCGTTAATGGTGGCACAATAAAATTAGACGGAAATTATCCAACAGGCACAGATAACGTAGCTTTAGGAAATACTGCTTTAGATAGTGTTGAAGCTGGTGGTACTTGTAATGTTGCTATTGGAGATAATGCTGGAACAGCAATTACTACAGGAGATAGTAATGTTGCTGTTGGTAAAGATGCTTTATTAGCTAATACAACAGCATCAAATAACATAGCAATTGGATCATTATCTTTAGATGCTAACACAATAGGTTCTTGTAATATAGGAATAGGTATTGGATCTTTAGGTGCAAATACAGACGGTCAACTTAATATAGGTATTGGTTTTAGATCGGCAGATGGTACTACAACAGGAGATAGAAATACAATAGTTGGACATGATGCTTATCGTTGTAATCAAACAGCTTCAGATAACACAGCATTTGGTTACCAAGCAATGCATTGCAATACAACAGGTCATAACAACGTAGCCGTAGGTAATGCGTTATGTAAAAATCAATCTGGACTTTATAATGTAGCAATAGGTAGTGGTGCTTTGTCATCTAATACTACTGCAGGTGCTAATGTAGGAATAGGTAGACTTGCTTTAACAACAAATACCACAGGAGCAAATAATGTAGCAATCGGTTGTTGTGCATTAAAATCTAATACTACAGCATCTAATAACACAGCAGTAGGTTATAATAGTTTAAAAACTAACACAACAGGATGTCAAAATGTTGCAGTAGGTAGTAGTGCATTAGACGCAAATACTACAGGTAAAAACAACACAGCAGTAGGTGATAATGCTTTAGGTAAAAATACTGAGGCAGATAACAATACATCAATAGGTAGAGAATCTTTAACTTGTAATATAACAGGAGCAAGTAACACAGCAGTAGGTTATTTTGCTTTAAGAAAAAATACAGCATCAAATAATAATGCATTTGGTGAAATGACTATGATTAGTAATACTACAGGTACAAATAACACAGCTTTAGGTGGTAGTGCATTACAGGCGAATACTTC